AGGCTTTTGTAGCTGAATAAATACCACCTGCCTTTGTAAAGAGCTCTGTGATAGCGTATGGAAGTGTAACTTTTAATTTTTCGGGTTGCACGCTACGAAGGTACGGGCTAACGACTTGGTTGCCGAGACCTCGGAAAGCCACATCTCTTGCACGTACGATTAGGTGATTTTCTAACTTGCGTCGGCTTGCGGCGTTGAGATATTTGTAGGCTGCTTTTGCGTATTTTTTGCCTCGGAACGCAACAAGCGGTCCAGCATATTGTTTTCGCTTTGGCATCGCTGTTAAACTTGCAAGATTTGAAGAACGTTATTTACTCTTTAAAAATAAAATATATTTTTAAATTTATTGGTAATGTCTGGAACTCAAAAGAAGGTAATTTTTTTTGAGAAGTTTTGCCGTTCCACGAAGAAAAAAAAACGGCTTATATCAGAGGTGCCGTTAGTATTACCCGGCACCTCTGATATGTGATATCTTTTATCACATATTTTTTTTCTGATGACACTCGATTAGAATAATCGTAATTGGTGTTTTACTGAGCATACCTATGCTAATCCTGAGGATTATTTGAAGAATGCTGCTGACGATATTAAATATATCGTTTACCAAGAGGAGCTTGCGCCGACGACGGGTCAGCTGCATCTACAAGGTTATTGTATGTTTAATAAGGTTAAGACGCTTGCTGGTGTAAAGAAGGTTAGTGCGACTGCGCATTGGGAGATGCGTAAGGGCACGCATGAGCAAGCGGTCGAGTATTGTAAGAAGGCAGAGTCGCGTGTTCGTGGCCCTTGGGAGCGTGGCGCAGCGCCAGCTCCCGGAAAGCGTAATGATTTGCTTGCTGTGAAGGTTTTAATTGATAATGGTGCTACGGAGCTTGAGATTGCGGAGAATGCTACTACGTTTCCTACGTGGTGTTCGTCGTTCAAGGCGTTTGAGCGTTATAAGCGCTTGAAGACGGCTCATTCGCGAGATTGGATGACTCGTACTGTGGTTTATTATGGTCCCCCTGGCACTGGTAAGACGCGCCGTGCTATGTTTGAGGCTGGACCCAATGCATATTGGGTTCCGAAGCCAGGACCTAATCAAACTGCGTTCTTTGATGGCTACGACGGTCAGGAGCACGTTGTTATTGATGAGTTTTATGGCTGGCTGCCGTTTGACACCATGTGTCGTATGTGTGATCGCTATCCGTTGATGGTTAATACTAAAGGCGGTATGGTGAGCTTTTATCCGAAGCAAATTTGGATTACTAGCAATGCGCATCCGGCTAATTGGTATAAGAACGGTTTGGGCGCGCTTGAGCGTCGCTTGACCGAGCCGAATGGCGAGATCGTTGCAATGTTGGAAGGCGTTTGGGCGCCTCCTGCTGAGCCGGAGCAGGAATTGCGTGATGTTGCCATTGAAATGATGCATGCGGAGGCATTGGCTTATGATTCTGATCAGGAGGATGGAGTCCGCCGTGCGCAGAACGCGGACGAGATTGATTTGGATGAGATTGATGGCTAACCAGACGGTTAGGGATAGGGTTAGGGGTTGTCAATAAATATAGTTAGGGTATTAACGCAACGCGCGAAGCGCGTTTGCGCCTTTTTAAAATAAAAACCAAACTCCCCCCTGGGGGGCATTTGGAATCGCCCTCGATGTGTTTTATTTTTTATCTTATATGCTAAATTTTGTTGTAATTTGATTATATTTAATTTATTATTTCCGCGTTAAAAACCCGTTAGGGAAAAGCTTGGAATATATGATAATATTTATGAACGTCCTGGTTGGATTGGCTCAGTGAGGATGGCAATATATTCTATCTTGATGTAGACAGGTAGGTTGGTAAAGGGGTGGCCACCGAGTGGGTCGGTGTCCGAGACTGTAACTTGATAGCAATATAATTCTGCTGGTGATGCTGTTGCAGAGCCACGAATGCGACCATCGTCTACGATGCTTTTGCCTTTGAACCAGTCCTTTATGCGGAAGGTTTGGGTGAGCGTGTTGCTGCCGCCTCCTTGGCTTGGTTTTACAACAGCGTAGGTCATTTTAGGCGCTTCGCCGATATCTTCGAAGCCGGTGGCTGAGAATGATGATCCATCATTTACTGTGCATGACAGTATGTATGAAATACTGCTAGTGTCGTCTGGCATGCCACTGAGAGTGATTTTTGAGCCGATTACGGTAAAGTGGTAGTAAAGCTTCATTAATTCGTCGAAGCCACGTGGTTGGTGACCACCAACTGCTACTTCTGGGTCATACATATCGTTTGCTCTGTAGGCTTTTGTAGCTGAATAAATACCACCTGCCTTTGTAAAGAGCTCTGTGATAGCGTATGGAAGTGTAACTTTTAATTTTTCGGGTTGCACGCTACGAA